CTATGTTTTCCATCAGGTTCATTTGTTTTATTCCAAAAATCAGTTAGTGGTTTTTCTATAGTACATTTTTTACATTGTTTCATAAGACAGGAATCTTCGGGTCCATTATACATATGAAAAAGAGCCGCAAAAACGCGGCTCTTAATCTTTTATTTTAAGAAATTATATTAGATAGTATTTAAACCATTAATATAAATTTTTCCATAAAACTCTGGGCGCAACATCTTCTTAGCGTAACGAGTCAATAAACCTTTACGTGGTGTAAATGTTTCTGGATCGTACACTAATGGAGTCATGATTAATGGAATGTATGGAGCAAACACAGCACCTGTTTCCAAGAATTGTGAACCTCTATATCCCATTAAAATCAAGTTTTCAGTCATATAAGGATTTTTGTAAACCTTATAACGACCATTAACTGTACCTATTTTTTGTACACCAAAAGCATATTCCATTTGATCCGCTTCACCGTTGTTTGTAGAAGCAAATCCAGGGATTGACTCAAGGATAGTAGCAATTGTAGGAGAAGTTACTAAGAAATTAGCACCTCCACGTAAAGTCAACTGGTGGATTTTGTTAGATACTTTTTGTATTTTAGTACCTAATGTTTGGAACCATTGACCTTGTGTGTTATAGAATGCAGATGAGTTACTTGCAAAAGCACCATTTGAATAAACTTGGTTGTTAATAGCTGACCAGTACTCAGTTGCAGCCGCAGCATCTTCAATCAACATATCTAAGATTTCTAAATCAATTTCCATTGAAATATACTCAGACATAATGTTTGTTAATTCCGCTTCAGCATCGATGTTTTGGTAAGCAGCTAAATCTTGTGCAAATTCAGGAGTCCATACAGCTTTCAACTTTTTAGTCTTAGCAGTAATAGCTTGAGATTGCATTCTTACGTTAATCTCAGGAATAGAGATTTGTGTGTTTGAGGCAGCATTAGGTACTGAAAAAGCTCCGTCAGCTTCAAAATCACCACGACCTGATCCACTGTAATTGTTTCCACCTGAATAAGTTGGAATACCATCTACGTTACCATTTTTCTCATAAAAATAAGTTACTGAGGCTGTATTTAATGCCGTATAAGTAGCAGAAGAAGTAAAGAAAAATGAAATTGTACCAAGTGTATAATTGTAAGTTGTAAATGCTGGTAACAAGTTAGCAGGGTTAAATACACCACCATCTAAAGTACCTGAAGGTACAAAACCACGAACTGCATCTTGATCAAATCCTGATAGGATAGAAGCTGTTGTTAATGTTAATGCTACTAATTGACCTGCAGCTGCTGAAGCTGAATAATCTGAATCAAAATTTACTTGAGCCCAATCTGCATCAATTGCTGAACCTGTACCTGAAGCTGGTGTAACAACAGATGTACCATTTGCAGATCCTGTAATAAACTGGGAAGCTGAGAATTGGTTGGTAGCGTAAGTGAAACGACCTTCTGGTCCACCATATAAACCACCTACTGCCTCTGGAGTAGAGAATGGAAATTGAGAAGCTGTATTTCTATTACCATATAATGAAGTACCAGCAGTGAATGGTCTTTTAGTATTACCATATTGGAAATCTAAAAAGAATACAAGGCCTGATGGCATATTCATTGGTTGAACTGAAACGAATTCTTTAGCTACGATAGTACCGAATACTTTACGTACTAACGGAAGAGCAATACCAGCCCAGTTCTCACCTTGTCCGTTAGAAACGAATGATGAGTTTGAAGAGATTTGGTTTGTTTCAGTTACTAATTGTTTAGCTTGATTTTCCAACATGATTGACATATTGTTTTTTTCAAACTCACCTAAACCTTCTAATAGTCCTGTTCTAGACCATTTTCCAGCTAATCTAGCAGCGTCGCTTTGAAGTGACTTCCAAGAGCCGGCTGCGCTTTCTAATAATTGTTGTACTTGTGACATTTTTTTTTTTGTTGTTTTTAGTTGTTTTTATAAGTTAATTATTTTTTAATTCCGGCCAAGTGTTGCCATCTGGCAAATTGGTCGTTTATTTCAAGTATTGGTTTCTTTATTGGAGCAATTCCTGCAGCCTTAGAAGCACCACCTATTCTAGATTCAGTTACCGAAAGTTTTCTTTCTTTTACTTCATTTAGTAAAGTTTCAAATACTAATTTTGCTTCTTTAACATTAGTTGCTTTATCAAAAGATTCTAATACTTTTACTTTTTGACTTTCCGTCAAATTTTTAGCTCTAAAGATTTTGTTTGTGTAAAGTAATTTAGCATTTAACAAATTAACTTCGTTTAAGTCAGTTTTAATAGTTTCGATAGTAGAATAAGCTTTATTAAGTTTAGATTCAGATTCTTTTAACTTTTTCTTATAATCTTCAACTCCCTCTTCTTCAGCAGTGTCTTTTTTATCACCACGTTTAGAAGCAGGTACGTCGCCTTTTTTACCACCGTACTTTTTTCTTTCTTTTAACTCAGCTATTAATTCTTCAAGGCTGATTTCTTCCTCTGAAGTTTCTGATTCTTCATCTTCATCTTCAACACCATCTTCATCTTCATTACCTTCAATTTCGCCTTCTAATTCACCTGCGGCTACCATATCAGCGATTACATCTTCGATAAATGTTTTTAGGTCATCTTCAGACATATTTTCAAGATCAACTTCCCCATCTTCTGAATCTTCGATGCCATCAGCATCTTCGTCTTCATATCCTTGTTCAGCTACATTACCATGTGATGTAGGTCTTTTAGGATCGTTAATTAGGTCATCTTCACCTTCATTCATGTCTTCTCTTTTACCTTCTTCCATGTCATCGAGTTCTCTAAGAAGTTCATCAAGATCAAAATTTTCTTCAATTTCATCTTCTTCGATTTCCTCTTCTTCGATTTCATCTTCGTTTAATTCATCTTCTTCGATTTCATCTTCATCTAATCCTTCAGATTCGTCTACTTTAAAAATTTTCTTAAACTTTTTTTCTTCTTTTGCTTCTTTAACGTCATCATTTTCTTCTTCATCCATTTCAGATAGCTTTGCAGCTAATCTTTCTTTTAGATAAGGGGTAAATGCTTCTTCTAAAGCAGCTTTTGCGTTTGCTATTGCTGTTTCTTTAACAGTTTTTGCATCTGCGATTGCTTCTTTTAACAAGTCTCTGTTGTTCATACTATTTGTCCTCAAATTGTTTGTTGGAAATACACTTAATATTGACGGGAGTCGAAGTGTAATAAAATTTAATTTATCTGATGCAATATATAAGATTGCATATTATGAATATACATATATGAGGATTATTTAAAATCAATTTGATACAAAAAAAGCCTGCCATAGGCAAGCTTTCTTTTAATTTTTAAAAATATCCAGGTAGCGATACTAGGATAATTTTTATAGCCGTAGCTATACGGTCCTAAGCCGTGGGTTTAATTTTAAAATATTGGGCATGTGCCATTAGCACACAGTATTTCAGTTAATAGTGAATTTACTTTAGCAAATTTATTTTCTAAAAGATTTTCTTTTCCTTCTTTTACTAATTGCATATAAGATCCTGGGTTAGAGGGGGTAGATACAAAATCCCAACATAATAATTCAAAATCATCTTGGACCTCTAGTGTACCTTCATTCATTTCTTTTAATGATCCCATACCACGAGATGATACACCTACAGAAACATTATTTTCAATAAGTGCTTTTAAAATATTACCAGATACTGTAGGTAATATTTCTAATTTTCCTACTACTTTATCACCCTTCCACCAAATTTCACGAATAATATGTGATACATTTTTTAAATTAATAATTGTAGAATCAGGGTGGTCTAATTCACCAGTTGCCCTATTTTCTTTAACAATATCCATATACTTATCAATTTCTCTTTCCCATAGTTCTTTTGGATAATATCTTCCATTACCGTTTTTTACTTCTGCAGTTGCTAGTATTCCTTCTACCATTGGATTACCTGAGGGGGCTTTAAGACCTTCAGTTAAACTTAGAGGTGATACTAAAAACGGAATAGTTTCAATTAATACTTGTTTCATGATTTATTTTTTATCTAAATCACCATATCCTGATGATCTATATTTTCCTTTTGGTGCTTTTGGTTCACCTAATCCAGGTGCTTCAACTTGGTATCCAATTCCTTTAACACCAGCAAAAGCATTTTTGTGATAGTAGCTGATGTCTTTAGCCATGTTTTTAGCAACAATAGCTTTTAATTCATCAACTGTTTTTTTAGCATTTTTTGGATCCCCTATTTCAGCTAAATATCCTAATAAAAATGATTGACCATAAAGATTATCAATATTTTTAGGATCATTATTATTAAATTGATTTGCTAAATCTTTAGCTACATCTTTATCAATTTTTTCAAACTCATTTTGATCTCCATATTCTTTTTTACCTTTAACACCTACGGCTTCTGATATTTTTTTATTAAAAATTTTAAACCAGTTTGGTTGAGAAGCGGGTTGAGTAATAACACCACCAATACCTTCACTTAAAAGACTTTTTCCTCTTAAAATAGATACTGTGGTACTAAAATCATTGCCTGAGGTAATATATTCAGGAAACATAGTTCTTGCTAATTTAAGAAAATGATCTTTATTGCCTTTTCCTTCTTTAATTAATTGATATTCTTGTTGTAAGGTTTTCATTTTATTATAAATATTATGTAAAAAATAATACATTATTACTAGTAGCATCTAATGAAGCACTAGTAACAAAAATAGGATAATATCCAGGAGAAAAATATAATGCTGGACTTGATCCTGAAGTTACTAATTCTCTATTGTTTGCATCTTTTAGTCCTTTAAAATGTGCTACTGTTGCTTGAGGGGCAGTAGAAGTATTAGGACACACAATAAAACCAGAAAATGAGCCAGTTATAGATTGACCTTGTATTAAGGGGATTGCTGTTGCGTTTGCAGGTATATTTGCCATGTTTTTATTTTTTAAATAATTCTATTAAATCGTTTATATAATCGTTTGCTAAATCCGTACCATACAATACTTTAAATGAGTCTGGGTTTTCTCTGTAGTAATCCATAGTTTCATGTTTAGCTTGTTGTAATAATGGTATTAATCTATTTAATTTTTCTTCTAATTCATCAAAACCTAATAAACGGCTTGTAATAAATTTTTTTTTATCCGGATCAATAATATTTAATCCTTGTAAATAATCTTCAACATCCACAGCTTCCCAAAGTGATTTAACTATTATACCTTTTGCTGCTTTATTTAGTTTTTTTTTGTCTACTAATTTGTATTTAAAATCTTTAACATAAATATTATCTTTTACACCTTCGGGACCTGCTGAAGGGCCGGGGCCTAATGTTGCTCCTGGACCTTCTTTTACTTTTTTAAATCCTGCTTGAGTATAAGCTCCATAAGTAGATTTACGTGGAGAAGGGCCATTATGGTTTTCTCCTTCACCTCCTGATATGAATCCAGAATTAGAACTTATTGAAGATAATTCTTCAAGAGTTCCTTTAAATTGTTCATATTGATCCGGATAATTTTTTCTTAAATGAGTTCTATAAATGTTAAATGTTTTTTTTAAATCTTCCTCAATATCCTTAAGTAAGGGATCCGTTCTACCATCATCTGTGCCTCTTAAGGCTTTGATTGCCATAATAGCATCATTCATTTTTTCTAGTGAATCTTTAAAACTTGCTAAATTAATTATTTGACTAGTAGAACCACCAGTTTCTTTATCAATTCCCTGGCTTTTATAATATGTTTTTAAATCTTTTGAAAAGAAATCATTTTCCATATCCATAGGACCATATTTAGCTTCAATACGTTTAATTAAAGCTTGATCCACCTCATTAGGTTTGAGGATATTGCTATCTATTTCTTTTAATTTATATTTAAAATTACCCATTTGTTTTTTGAAGTTCTTCTAGAAGTGAATAATATTGCAATAAATTAACTAAATCATCATTTCCTACATTAGCCTTTTTTCCTAAAGGTAATAATATATTATTAACTTCATTTAATTTTATTTGTACAACTTTATCCTTTACTTTTTTAGTTACTTTAGTTAATTCATTTTTAATCTCTTGAATTTTTTCATTATAAAATTCTTTTAATTTAGGAGTTGAATCAACGGCATTGATAAATTCTTTTAATATAGATTTTTGATTATCATTTAGATTTTCATATTTACCATTAAATTTTTCTAACATTACTTTATATGTTAAAATACGTAAATCTTTATCGTATGATTGAAATTCAACCATTAAATCATTTTCTACTTTTTGTTTGTCAACAATATGTGTTGTTAAACTTTCTAAAAGAGCAATTTTATTTTCAATAATTTGCGTAGGATTAGATAAATTTTCACTATTATAAATTTCAACTAAAGTATATAAAGCCGCATGTACTTTATAACTTGGAAGTTTTGTTTTAAAAAAATCTTCTAAATTATAATGTTCGGAAATTTCTTTAATTAAATTATATTTTTGTCTTTTTAAAGTCCCTCGATTAAGGTTTCTAGATGATTCAATAATAGAATTAATTATAATTTCTGCTTTACCTTCGGTTAAATTTTTATGTTTAAATAAAGTTTCATATAATTTATATTCTTTTCCTAATTCTGTTTTTACAAAATATTTTTTTAAAATATGAGTTGCTTTTGAGTCTTTACCCGATAAGGTATCCGATGTGATCTGTCTAACTAAAATTTCGAATAAGATACCCGTATTCTTATATTTAGAATGTTTTATGTTCATCCTTAGAGGTTTAATTATAAATATATAAAGATTTTTATTCTCTTATTTGATTTTCATCTAATAATGATTCTGTTGGCTTATCTTTATTTATTGAAATATTTTTTCCCATATTTTCAATTAAAGATTTATTTTTTAAAAAGATTTGTTTTGCTTCTAGTGCTAGAGGAGAATTACCTTTATATTGAGGGCGAATAGAATCCGATTCATTATCATCATTTTTCATTCCTTTTGCTCCTAATCTATCTTTACCAAAAGTATCATCTTGAGTATTGCGATCCGTTACTTTTTCTTCAGGACGACCTAATTTTAAATCATCTCCATACCCTACAGGTAAATTTTCAGGTTCTGAAAACATTCTGCCTTTACCATATAATGAGGCTAGATCATGGGGTGTACCATATGAGCGGCCTGTAGCTTTAGGGTCATTACCTTCTTCTTCTAATTGTTTAAATCTAAATGCTCGTTTTTGATCTTCAGCTAATAAATCTCTATATTCATCATATTCATCTTGACTAAAATTAAATATATAATCATAAATCCAATCAGTAGGTAATAATTTAGTTTCCATAATATTTTTTGCTAAATCTACCTTTTGAGTCATTAATGCAATTTTTTCTTGCTCATAAATGATTGAGGGACCTGTTAAATCTAGTTCAAAATTAGTTAATTCTTCTCCCGTGTAACCTTGTGAATATAAATGAACTAATGCGATTTTATATAATTCGGATAAGGTAATGCGTTGTATGCGGTCAATTGTGCGAGCAAAACGTATATCTTCAGCTGCTAGGGTTGCTTTACCACTTAAATCTTTATCATATCCCATAAATGCTTTTGGAACTTTGAGAGCAGCAAATAATTTATCACGTAAATAAGTTACATCTTGAATACCATCATATTGTAGGCCTGGGGTGGTTTCAATTTTTGTTGATGTATCATTTCCTCGAATTGGGATATAAAAATCTTCTAATAGATTTTGTTGATTATACTTAAGATTGTATTCTCCGGTTTGAGCATCCATTAATGGAGTACGCTTCATAGTAGAAATCGTTTTTTGCATAAAATTTTCTACTTCATTTGGAGGGATTGAACCTACATTAATATAAAATATACGTCTATCCGGGCTACGAGAAATTCTATGGATTAACATAGCATCTTCCATTAACACATATTGTTTAAAAATTCGACGAGCTGGTTCTAGATATGAACGACCATATGGAAGATAATTAACATCTGTTAATAATCTAAAATGAGCCATTTCATAATTATCAAAATAAATACCGGGTTGGTTATCATTAAATGTTCCTAAAGTTGGAGTTCCATAATATCCGGAACCTCCAGCATAAATACCTTCTGGGGAGTATCTGAATCTTATAGATGCTGGATGGTCTTTATCATAATTTTCTTGTCTTTCAATATGATAAGCTGTATAAGGGATAACATTATAAACTCCATATTTTTCGGCGATTTCTATTTTAAGGAAAAAATCACCATATTTACACATTTGACGAATCCATGACCAAAGATTAAATTCAATGTTTAATACATCATAAAATAAATTATATAAAATTTGTTGAATATCTTCATTATTACTTTTAATACGGAGAACTTCACCCATATCATTTTTAAGCGTACATTCATCGGCTACAATATCAAGAGCAGAAGCTACAATAGCATCATAATCCATATTATCATAGTCTGAGTAGACCATGGTTCTAAGGTATTGCCAATTGATGTTTATTTGGGAACCTAATAAAGAGGAGGCTGCGGGTGAGTATAAGCGATTGTATCTATCCATTAAGGAATTTGTAGCAATGTCTCCAGATTGTTGAATTGAATCAACATCCATTACTTTTAATTGGTTTCCTCCTTGATTTCTTACAATAACATCTGTTGAAAATAATCGTTGTAATCGAGTAAATAAACTAGTATCTGCCATTTTTGTTTTTGTTGTGTATAAATATTATAATAACCAATTGATATTCTCTATTCCTTTATCAGTTTCCATAGTATAGGGATTTTGAATTTTATTATAGTTATAAGCGCCAACATACGTACTTTTGCTCATATTACCAAGCGTAGCTCGAGTCATATCATAAGATTGTTGTTGAAATTTTAAAGATGTGTCTCTTAAATACATTCCTATACCAAAAGACATTACTAAATCATCATTATATCCTGTTTGAGCTTCAGGTCTACCATTTTTCCAAATGAAAACTTTCATTTCTTCTAATAATCGTTTTGAACGAATTGTTACTGATCGATCTCCAACATATTCTCTAAATTTGTTTACTACAAGTGGTCTTGTTCTTAAAGACATTGTAAAACCGGGAGTCATATCAGAAGTACCCTCAAATACTCTTAAATAGGATTCAGCCGTCATTGTATCTGATTTGGGGGAGTGGTATAAATTACGATAATTTCTTTCAATTATAGAATCTAAAGTTGCCCAACCAATGGATGCATTTTCTACAACTAACATTGCATTGTTGTATTCAGAAGCTAAACCAACTAAAAAATATCCAAATTCTTTTGGTGATAATTGACCTTTATATTCTGCTACTTGTGTATTAGTTGCTATATCAATAACATGACATGCTGAGGAATCTTTTCCATCTCCTCTAGCAACATCAGCCATAATCATATAATCTCTAGTATAGTCTGCAGGTTCCCAAATCCAAAGATTTTGATCTGCTCCTCTTCGTTCTAAAGGATCTTGAACCGTAGTTTCTTTAATAAAATCTATCCATTCACTATAAAATACAACATCTCCAGAAGTACTAAAATCACAATCACATTCTTGAGATGCTAATCTAGGATCACCTAATAATTCATCTTGACGTTTTCTCCATTCTTCATTTCTTTCAGGATGGACATACCAAGGTAATTTAATAGGTAAAAAATCATTTTCTTGAGATTCAGCTCTAACCCATGTTTGGTGAAACCAATTACCAGTACCATAAGGAGTTGATAATACAATAGCACCACCACCTGTTGCTAATGTTTGTTGAGCTGATGCCCAAATTTCTCCAATATTTTCAATAAAGGCCGCTTCATCTATTATTAATAAAGATACTGCTTCTGATCTACCAGCATCACTAGATGCTGAGGTAGCTTTTATTTGAGAACCATTATTTAATCTTAAGGTTAGCTTATTATGTTCATCTGCTGGGATTTTAAGCCATGAGGGTAAGTTATCAAACATAAACTTAACCTTTGTAACCATGTTTTTAGCAGTTTCTTGCTTAGTAGCAATACAAAGTACATTTTTATCTTTTTGAAATAACATCAACCATAATGAATAACTTGCGGCTAATGTTGATATACCTAATTGACGAGATTTTAATACAATTGAATAAGGATTATCTCTAAATAATTTTAAAGTTTTATCTTGGAATGGATATAGATTAAATAAGATTCGGCCTCGTTGGGGATGTTGGATGTGGCAATATTTACGCATAAAGTGTGATGGGTCTTGAGCACACTTAATATATTCTTCTCTAATTATTTGCTTTAAATCTTGGCTCATATTAGTATTAATATAAAAGTGATAATACTTAATCCTGTTGTAGCCCAAGCTACTCTCATTTTATTTTTTGCTTTTTTAATTTGTTTATCTTTAAGTTTTATTTCAACATCTTTATTTATAATAATTTGATTATATTTATCTTCATTTTTTTTATATAAAGAAATAGTAGTATCTTGTTTAATTATAATAGAGTCTTGATTACTTAAAATATTAGTAAAAATAAGGATAGAGTCACGAGTAACTCCAATTTGATCCTTTAAAAGATCACGTTCGGTTTTTACAAGTAAAGCTTTTTTTAAAGATTTGCAGGGAACGCAACATAAACTATCATTCGAAAGTGTTTGTAAACTCGCGGACAATGGAAGTATTATCAAGAGAATTAATACGATTAGATTCTTCATTATATTTAGATTTAATTTTTTTAGCTTTTATTTTTAAATTAGCTAATTCTTTTTTATCTTCTATTATTTTAACTTTATAAGTATCAATTTCTGAGGATAAATTATTAATTAAAACTTTATTAGAATCTATATTAGCTTTTAAGGATTTATTTTGTATTTTTAATGTTTTTATTTGGTTTTTATAATCAGTATTTTTATCAAATCTAATATTAAGTACTATAATTAAAGTTATTAATATAACAAACACATAACTTAAAATTTGATAATAATTCTTCATTAATCTTCGTCTTCGTCGTCCATTGAAGGATTAATAAGGGATTCTAATTCTTTTTTAAGTTGAGTTAGATTTCTTAATTCATCAACGTATTGTTGTTTTTTACTTCCTTCTGCTGATTTGTAATTATTTACAACAGATTTCATTTGTTTTACAATTTCATTATATTTAGATTGTAATTGAGCAAAAGATGAATTTGCTTTAATATCTTTTGATGTTGGTTCAACATCAAACTCAGCATCATAATCTTCTTCATTTTCAGGGAGCATATCTACAGGAACGGGTTGTTTTTGTGCTATTTTCTGTGTGATTTTCTGTAATCTAATTTTAGAAGCATTTAAAGAATCTTGTGCTGCTTTTTTAGCTAAAGGTTCTGTTGTTGTAGCAAGTTTTTTATTTAAATCTAGAACTGATTTATTGACAGCTGCTTGGGCTGATTTTTGAGCTGCTATATCTTGTGGTGATAATTCAGATATAATAATTTCTTTGATGTAATTTTTAGCTTCTGATTTTTTCATTATTTATTTTATTTATAAATATTACAAAGAAAGGGTAGATTTTATTTGTGTGATACGTTCTTGGATAGTACCTTTAATTTTAATACAGTTTTTAATTTTATGCATATTAAAATCTAGTTGATTTTGAATAATAACATCAATTGTTTCTCTATATTTTAAATCTGTTTCACGAACCCCATTATCTTCCATCTCAACTCCTTCGGGGGAGATATAAAATAAATAATCATATTCCGGGAGTAAAGTTCCAGCAAATTCACAAAATTTTTCAGCATCTAAAATAGTCATTGATTGTGATGCTTTAGCAAAAGCCATAACATCTATTATAGTCCTATCTGTGATAATATTTTCTTGCATTAATTCACTTGCTCGTTCAGCTAAAAATACAGCTTGACCTTTAGTAGTTGAATCAGTATTAAGAGGAATTCCAAGTTCTCTTAAATACTTAGAACGTTCAGTTCTAAATGTATAATTTTTAAATTCAGGTAATTCTTTCAACGCATTAACTAACGTTGTTTTACCTACTGACATTGTTCCACAAAAACCTATACGCATATTTTATTCTTTTAGTATTAAAATCTATTAGTTGAACCTTTTGCTGATGATCCTTTATACCAAGGAAGACCTTCTCGTTCTTTACGAGATAATTTCCATGATGTTTCTGTTAATTTAATACCATTTATATAGTATTCTCTTTTACGATTATTTCCTTCAGGAATTAAAGCTGGACCTTCCCAATTATGTAGTTTATTATCAAAGATATAAGCTATAGTACCATCAGATTTAACAAGTTTTTTTGAAGGTTCAAACTTTTCATTTGTTTGATTTTCCATATTATTAATTTTATTTTTTATAAATGTACGTATCTTATTTAAAGTTTCCAAGTATAGATTCAGCAACATAAACTCCATGTGCTCCCGAAACTGTTATACCACGAGCTGATAGAGCATCTCCTACGAAATGTACATTAGGATACTTTGTTAAACTAAGATCTTCATAATTTACTAATGGTTCTGGTGAAAGATATTTAACTTCCGGCATATAAATTCCCCAATCATCTTTAAGTGTAGGGAATACTTTTTTCATATCTTGGATAAAATCCATAACATATTTGAAATAACCTCCCATAATAGGTTCAACAACATGAGATAATGCATCTAGACTGATTGGAGTTGCTGATATATTATTGCCTTCTGAAGTTGTTGATGGTTTACGAGATGGACTGTAATATAATCCTGTTCCGTATTTTTGTAATTTAGAAACTACATTACGTGACCATTCAAATGGATTGT